AACATCATAAAGAAAGATGGCGTTGATTGGTGCTACTACACTGCTGGCACTCAGTTCATGTTGACGGAACCAAAGGATTTGAGAGAAATGTATCCTTGGTTAAAGCATGGAGAACGGCCCTATGTAATGGGGTATGTCAATATCGAAGCCCATAAGATTTACCCTGCAGGCACCGTAGAACTAACTCAAGAGCTACAGGCTGCGGCTAACGACATTTGGAATCAAAGATTTGATAATGTCAAGTTAGCTATGAATAAGCGCTACCACATCAGGCGCGATAGAAATATTGACCTAGACGCATTATTTCGTTCAGTGCCGGGTGGTGCTGTTGAGATGGATGACGTTGATAATGATGTAAGAGTAATTGAGACAAGGGATGTTACTGGTTCAGCCTATGCAGAACAAGATCGAATTAATATGGATTTCGATGAGCTGCAGGGCAACTTCTCAACCTCAACAGTGCAAGGTGCTAGAAACCTAAATGAGACTGTTGGCGGTATGTCGCTTCTTGCCGACTCAAGTAGCACTATAGCTGAATACACTCTTAGAACTTTTGCAGATACTTGGGTAGAAAAAACATTAAAGCAACTTCTTAGACTAGAACAGTATTATGAAACAGACGAAATAGTTTTAGCGGTTGCTGGGAAAGCTGCATCTGATAGATTCGGATTCAATGCGGATGAAATTATGGACGAGCTTCTCAGGCAAGATGTTTTATTGAAGGTTAATGTAGGATTAAATGCAACCGACCCATTGAAAAAAGTGCAAAATCTTTTGTTTGGAATACAAACGCTTGCTCAATTTCCGGGCATTCCAGAAAAAATCAACTTACAAGAGGTTACAAAAGAGGTGTTCGGTCAGTTGGGTTATAAGGATGGAAGTAGGTTTATTAACCTAGAAGAAGCGCCTGACCCACAAATGGAAGAGATGCAAGCGCAGCTTGACGAATTGCAAAAGATTATCGAAACAGACCAAGCTAAGAGTCAGGGACGAATGCAGATAGAGGACTTGAAGAATCAGGGGGATAAAGAGGTTGCTCAAATAAAAGCCCAAAGCGATATTCAAAGGGAGGTGATCAGGCAGCAGTCTGACATACAAGAAGCTCAAATAAAGAGAGAGGATTCTGTTACTAAACGTGGAGAATTGCTGCTACAGAAAGCAGCCTTGCAAAATCAATCGAGGGATAAAGACATAGATCGACAATTAGAACTTGACGCTGAAGGCGATACAGGAACTATTAGTCGTGACAGGTACAACAAAATACCCTTTGCGAAAGGATAAATGGAATTTTATAATCCCGCCGAAATCGGCATAGAAGATTTAGTAAAAAGAACAAGAGTTGGAGTCAGAACTCGTGAATTCATAAGCACTCCGACTGGAACTGCTATTGTTGAAAGATCGCTTAATGAATACCGAAAAGGTATTGAGTCTCTTCAAAAAATGGCAATGAAAGAATGGAGGGGTTCACCTGATAAAGAACTTGCAGAATATCGATCTTTAGCAAGTGATTTGGCTACCCCGCTGAAAGTCCTCAGATGGATTGATAATATTATATCTGACGGAGATAATGCGGAAACGATATCAAAACATAGGGGATCGGGAGAATTTGAACCATAAAGGAGACTGAAATGGCTAAAGAAAACGCTACCCAAGAAACGGATGCGTTGGAAAACACAAAGGGCGAAAATGATGAATCTAACGAGGATATCACTTTCGGACTTGAAACTCAAAACAAAGAATCTGATGAAAAGCCTGATGAAGATTATGTTTCACCTAGAGATAAAGCAATAGAGAAAATATTATCTAAAGGTAGAGATGAAGCTGATGAAGAAGAAACAAGAGAGACTGCAGAAGAGCCTCCGCAATATGCGGAGGAAGAAGAAGCTGAAAAAATTGTTTCTCCTGTATGGTTTGATGGCGAAAGATGGTTAACAAAAGTAAAGGTGGATGGGAATGAAATTGAAGTACCATTTGATGATCTTCAAAATTCCCACCAAAAAGATAGAGCGTCTCAACAACGCTTTGAACAAGCTGCTCAATATGGACGACAAATTCAGTCTAGAGAACAGCAATTAAACGCTCACATTCAGCAGTTGCAACGGCAACAAAGAATGGCACAGCAGCCATCGCAAGACGCTGCAGAAGAGGTTGAAGATTCTTCCGATTTAATAAAGAAGTATCATGAAGCCTTGTATGAAGATGACTCTGAAAAAGCTAGTGATCTTTTCAAAACCTTGACAGATAAGGGGCGTGTTCAAGCTACCCCCAATGTTCAGGAGGTTGTCAACCAAGAAATTGGAAGACAGTTTAATCAAATGCAAAAGCAAGCCGAACAACAAAAGCAGTGGGCTTATCATAAATCTCTTGAAGACTCTGTAAAATGGTTTGAAAGTGAATTCCCTGATGTAGCTGAGGCTGCCGAGTTGAGAGCAATCGCGGATAATAGAACGGTCACCCTGACTCAGGAACATCCTGATTGGACACCTCATCAGATTATTCAAGAAGCTGCTGAAAGCACGAGAGAATGGGCCAAGAGTTTTCTTGAGCCCGATAAACAAAATGAACGGGTTGATCGCAAACGAAAAATTGTGAAACACCCGAAGGCGGCAAGCGGTTCTGCTCAAATTGGAGATGATGATCCGGTGCCTCAAACACCGGCTCAAATAATCGATGAAATGAAGAGGGCGCGAGGCCAAATTTAACAACTAGGAGGTAAATATAATGGCAGGACAAGTATGGTCCGTCAGCACCTCCGGTGGTTATATGTATGCCGACAACCTCAGTCGTCAGTTGAGGATGGCAGTACAGCCGATTGTAAAATTTCGGCAGTTCTGTGATGTAAAAGATGCAGCCCATCAGGGTCTTCATCGAGGTGATACATTCCATTGGAACGTGTACAGTGACGTGTCTACTCAAGGTAGCACATTAACTGAAACCAATACTATTCCAGAAACTTCTTTCACGATTTCTCAGGGAACCATGACCATCACCGAAGCGGGTAACTCCGTTCCGTGGACTGGTAAGTTGGATGATCTCTCTGAGCAACCTGTGTCAGAGGTGGTTAGGAAGGTATTGAAAACAGATGCAAAAAAGGCATTCGATAATTTAGCTGCGGCAGAGTTTAACAAAGCATTCGTGCGTGTTGTAGGGGGTGCTTCTGGCACAATAACTACAACCACTAATGCCTCTACTGTCACAACTAATAATGTCGCAATGGATAAGGACCACATTAAGACTATTGTTGACTTAATGAAAGAGCGTAATATCCCGGCTTATACCGGAGATGATTATTACGTTATTGGTTGGCCTACGACTTTTCGCACAGTCAAGAACGATCTGGAATCGATCAAGCAGTATGTTGATCAAGGTTTTAGAATGATCATGAATGGTGAGATTGGTCGTTATGAGGGTGTTCGTTTTGTTGAACAGACTCATAAAGCTAAGGGTTCTATTGGTACTGCGGCTGTAGCGTGGACTAATGGCAAATCCGATTGGGCTGTCTTTTTTGGCGAAGATACGGTAGCCGAAGCAGTAGCGGTTCCTGAAGAGATTCGAGGGAAAATTCCCGGGGACTTCGGAAGGGATCGTGGAATTGCGTGGTATTATCTAGGCGGTTTCGGTATTGTTCATAACAGCAACATTTCACAGCAAGCTCAGTCACGAATTGTGATTTGGGATAGCGCGGCTTAAAGGAGAATTATTATGAGTTATTCAAATCCAGTTTTCCTCCCGCTAGCTTTTGGCAATCATGACTTTGGTGCTGGCGGAGAAGGCTTTACTTTTCGTGGACCTAGCGGTAAGAAGGGTACATTGAAAGAAATAGAGGTTAATGCTACTGAAGTTTTCAGCGCAACAACCTTAGAGGGCAGAATCGATTTAGGCTCTTCCGCTACTGGCGCTCAGTATGCTACTTTCGGTTTAGGGACTACGGCAGATGCTGCCACGGCCCGTATGACCGATACGGCTGCTGATTTAGTTTTAGCGGCACTTCCTGCTGACACTGATATCCATGTCACTTACGTCGCTCCTACTGGTGGAACACCCACCGGCAAGGGCTATGTAGAAGTTATGGTAGAATGGTATTAAGGAGGCAATATGGCTAAAGATACTGCAAGTGGTAAAATCCCAGCAAATGGTTTGTCATTTAAAGAAGACGTAAGCAAAGAGTCTACCAAGTCTCTCGCTTTGGATTCTCATGGCCCAAACCAGATGCCAGAGGGTGTAGTTCACAAAAGCATTTCCACTGATCGTGGAAAGTTTGAGTGGGCTTAATAAGTAAATAACTTGAAAGCGGGTGATTCGGAAATAGAGCTTCAGTTCTTGATCGGATGATCCCGCTTTTAATTTGCCACAGGAGAAATTATTAATGAAAATTAATGTACTTACGGCTTATTTAGATGGAAAGCCTGCGGCGAGAAGTCCCACCGAAGCCTACGGGCACTCTAACGTGGCTGGTCGTGGTTTTTATACGATAGAAGAAATGGCTGGTGAAAGT